ATTCGGTGAGGTAGATGATCGTTACTGGCGTCCAGAGTTGGACAAGTCAGGTAATGGTTATGCCGTTATCCGTTTTCTTCCGGCTCCAGATGGAGAAGAATTACCTTGGGCTCGTATTTGGAATCATGGTGTGAGTAAATTGTCTATAAGAGAAATCAAAGAGGCAAATGATTTAATGACTGAACTGGTAAAGAAACATCCTAATCACAGAATTTTGTGGTATGAGGATATAACAGATATTTTAAGTAGGAAAGAAGATGAGTAGACATGCATGGAGTACTGGTTGGAAAATCGGGCCAGAGTACGATTTAATAAGATTAAAAAACGATTTATTTATGGCAGAAACTTATGGTAAGTATGAGGATGGTGCATTTGGACATGCAATATCATTACCCGAAAGTGGTAATGACCATTATAATAATCTACCATACACTGGTATAATAAGTAAAACACCTTATTTCAAAGAGATATACGATAGTTTTGAAACAGAAGTAACATCATTTAGATTGTTGAGAAGAAAGGCAGGAACATCATATGGTATTCATAATGACAGAGATATGGGTGATGATATAGTTAGGTTTCAGATACCAATAAAAACAAATAATAGTTGTTGGTTTGGGGTAACTGATTGTGAAATGGAAGAGGAATATACAGAAGAAAATTCTCATACACTTTACACCTTTAATAAAAAATTTAAACCACGATTTAAAAACTTTAGAATGGCACCTGCACACATACATACATTTAATGTAAGGTTGAATCATAGTATGTTTAATGAGGGTGATACCGATAGAATTACCTTATCAATTGATTGTAAAAAAAATAAATGGTTAGATGAATTTATGAATACATTTAAAGAACAAAAATGAAGAAATATTGTGCACATGGGTTTGATTGGGTACAGATAGGACATACAGGTGAACCACTTGATAGTCAAGTTATCAATGGTGATGTTTATCCTTGTTGTCCAGGTTGGTTACGAGATAACGATAAAAATATAGCACAAACTGGATTCAAATACGGAAACATTTACAAAGATAAGTGGGAAGATATTTGGAATGGAGAAGAGGCCCAGAAGTTTCGTAAATCAATATTAGATGGTTCATTTGAATATTGTAGAGAAGATGTATGTCCACACTTACAGAATGTTCATGATATACCAACAAGTAAAATGAATTCATTTCCAGCAGCAATCCGATATATGAAAGATATTGAGTTGTTGTATGAAGAGAGAGGATGGCATCATAAAGAAATAATAGAAAATCAAATGACCGAACTTCCATTTGGGCCAGAGTGGTTTCAAATGGATTATGATAGGAGTTGTAATTTATCTTGTCCATCATGTAGAATTGAAGTTTTAGTAGCAAAGGGAATGGATTATGATAGATTAGAAGAAATACAAAAAACATTAGATGCTGAAGTTATACCAGGTGTGAATAAATTGTTTATAACAGGTGCAGGAGACCCATTTGGTAGTGCAATCTATAGAAAGTTTTTACAAGAATTTACAAAAGAAAAATATCCTAATATAGATACCATTAGATTATTAACCAACGGACAATTATGGACTGAAGAAATGTGGAATAGTATGCCAGAAGTTCATGATTTGGTTACGATGGTGGAGATATCAGTAGATGCTGGTAGTAAAGAAGTTTATGAAAAAGTAAGAAGAGGTGGAGATTGGGATAAGTTGATAGAAAACTTTGAATTTATATCTACATTAGATTTTAAATTGTTTGGTTTAAGTATGGTTGTACAAGATTACAATTACAAAGATATTCCAAAGTTGATTGAGATAAGAGATAAATATTTTCCAAATGGATATGTTTATTTTTCAAAGATAACTGATTGGCAAACTTATAGTAAAGAAGATTTTGAGAAAAGAGCAGTTTGGAAACCAACACATCCAAACTATAATGAATTTGTTAAAGTATTTAAAGAGAATGTACCAGAAGATATATCTGCAAATAAAATTGGTACAAATTTGAAAGAATTATTTTAGTGTTTCAGAAAAAAATTAACTATTTATATAAAAGGTTTCAAAAATGTCTAAAAGTTTATTCGACCATATAAAACAAATAACAAATGTACAAAATACATTGTACTGGGATTCACTTGAAGAGGGTGATAAAAAGACATGGAGTAATTACATGGTACATAGATTCTTGAGTATGAAAGAAGATTGGTTACCTGTTGTAAATGAAATACAAAAGTATTGGGAGATGGCACCTAAAAATGTTTATCAATTTTATATTGATATACTTCCAAGAGGTAGAACATTTTTAAGATATGTTAAATCAAAAAAGAAATCAAAAGTTGAGAAGTGGGCAATGGAACACTTAACAGATTATTTTGAGTGTAGTACAAAAGAGGTTGAGGATTACCTTGATATCCTAACAAAAGAACAAGTTACAGCAATCATAATGAAATATGGTGTTGAAGATAAACAATTGAAGAAGATATGGAGTAAATAATGGCAAAGAATTTCAGAAATGAAGAAAAGTTTTACCTACAAGAAATTGAATGGGGTGTTAATTCAAAAACCAACACCACTTATATGAATTATGAATTTGATATAGATAGTTTATATAGTACGATATTGAAATTAGATTATCTACAAAGATGTAATCCAGGTACTGATATTAATTTAAATATTGCTTCTTATGGTGGTGATGTTTACGCGATGTTAGGATTAGTGGATTACATCAGAGGATTA